ATATGACGCACTCGGGTTTCCTCGGTGCCTTGATTGTTTTTAAGCACAATAAGATCGTCAAACTGATAGTGCCAAATAGGATAAAATACAGTGGCAGAACCATTACGGATACCTCCCTGTGAACAACTACGTAAATCACCAAACCATTTTTTCAAGAATGGTATCATGCCGGTGTGCATGACTTCACCGCCGCGGATGGCGGCACCCAAGGGACGTAGACGACCGACCTCCAAGCCGATGCCGGCTCGCTTGGCAGCATACTTGGCCATCATCTCCCCACTAGCAAATATACTATCCAGATCGTCGTCACTGCGGATAAGCACACAACTAGAAAACTGTTTAGTTGGAGTGCCAAGACCAGCCAGCACAGGTGTAGCAAGAGTAAATAGACCATCGCTCGCACAGTTGTAATACTCTCTGATGTAACGCATACGTGCCGATCCAGGTTCTTCTTTATGAAAGACCGTAGCGGCCGCGACCATATACCTAACTTGTGGAGTCTCATAGATCTCCTTCGTAGCGCGATTGCGTACAAGATACTTCTCAATAAGTTGTTCAATAGCTGCATAACTGTACTGTTCATCCTTTTCATGGTCCAACATGTCGTTCATGCGGTTCCAGTCTTCTTCTGTGTACCACTCAAGAAGTTCGGCTGTGTAAAGACCTGTGGCCACATTCTTTTTTACGATCTCATACAAGTGTGGTGGCTGATAACTGCCATACACGTCCTTGCGTAACATGCTGAGCCGTTGCTTGCCGGCCACGTACTGATAGTTGGTGTGACCCACATCAGGATTGGCTTCCACATCAATCAAGTCTACGATAGCACGCAAGGTGATACCATCAATCTCTTGCGTGGTGATACCATCATAAAAGTGCAACTGTGCTTTGATTTCTATCATGCTCTGACTCACATCAGCAATGCCCTGACATACTTTAGCGACCTGGGCCTGCCACTTTTCAATGTGCAATGGCTCTTTTACGCCGCTTCTTTTTACAACTGTAATCTGCGTCATTTTCTCTCGTTCTAAATTTTTTACTGCTATGCTATTTGTTGTTGCTGGTACTGCCGTTGGATTTGAAACTCTAGGTTGGTATTTACAACAGTGTCAGGTTGCCAATTAAGTATATATTTTTCTTTGCCTACCTGGACTAAATTAGCACTATCATGGGTCAAAATCAAGTCTACAGGCGCCAAGTCTGCACGATCCAATAAAGTTATAGTATACAGGATTCCCAAGCCTCTTGCAAGTTCACAATAGGTGTCATCGCTCAAAAGTTGCCAAGGATCGGGCCAAGAGTTTTGGTCGTCCCAGTGTAGATAGTAAGGACGCCAGGGTGCCCGAAACCACCAGGCATTGATGTTTTCAAGCGCAGATTGGGCAGGAAGATTTTGGCACCGTTGGCGCAATGAATTCCAGCTTTCCAGCCGGGAGGCAAATGTGCTGAGCCAGATCAAACTAGGTACGTGATAGAGTAACTAATAGCACCGTTGGTTCCGGTGTTGCTGGCTGTGTAGTCCAAAGAAACAGTATTACTGACCTGGGTTACCGACAATACGATACCGGTATCGAAATTTTCTACATAATCATCGTTGTAAGTGAGAGTATCGGACGAATCACTTGTGTCTGATGCTACCATGATGGTTCCGGTACGATATGTGTTGCTCCTGGTAATGGTATAACCAACCATAAAGGCCTTGGCTACCGTAGTACTGATAGTGACAATAGTGTCACTGGAGTCGTCAACAAGCACTACCTGTTGACCGCTGTTTTGATTGTAGGTACCCAGGCTCATCTGACCACCGTTGGTGGTGGCTATGCTCAAGGTGTCGTTGAGATTGATCCTGGGAAAGGTAGTGGCAAACGCATCGGTGCGTTCAAACAGGTCACTGATGCTGACATTGTTGTTTGACAGTATGCTAATGATACTGGTGGCCGGAGTGCCAGTGGCACCTGTGAAATGATTTCCTACGTCATAGAATATGTTGTGTCCGCTGGCGTTTAGACTCAATGTCAAAAATGCTCCAAACACAATTCCTTCAGCATAGATGTTGTCAAACATGTTGCCAACTATGCGTGTGCCGGTTGGGCCGCCATTGGTGGTACTGGTAGTACCCAGCACTATACCGCGATACAAGTTATCAAACAAACAGGATCTCAAGGTCACTGCCTTGGTCTGTTCACTGGTATTGACACCCCACACTAGACCTGTAAACACACAGTTATCAAAAGTGATCTGTTCACAGATCAAACTTCCGGTGCTGGCAAAACTGACTCCAATGCTGTCGTTGGCATCAGTGTCAGGCATGTCCGATGCGCCGCGAAAGCCCACATTTTGGAATGTGCAGTTGGCAGCATCTTGTACCAAAAACGGACTGCCTGTGGGATCCAGATGTGTGAACCCCATGTTCATGATAGTGATATTTTGTGGAGGTGTGGCTCCTGCGTTACCTATGTCAACGCCAACAGCCTGAAGACTGTCTGCTGTGCGAGCCACATAATCTGCCACACCATCATCCATGGTTATGAGCGAATTGTCATTGCCTTCGCCCCACAGTGTGGCATAAGGTGGAATTTTGATGGCGCTGGTTACTCTGTAAACTCCAGCTGGGAAAAACAGGCTGCGGCGTATCTGTGGATTGACTTCTCTGCAATACAGTTGATACAGAGCACGATTGATAGCGGCAGTATCGTCAGTGACTCCGTCACCAGTTGCACCAAAATCCTTGACTGTGGCAAATTGGTCCAACCATGTTTGCAAACTTTGTGTGACAGGTGTGCCAGCAGTGGCTCCTGTTTGTACTGTATAACCAGCGGCTTCGCCTTTGTAGGTATAAGTGTTGGTAAAGTTTAATATATCACTGAATTCAGTCAAGATTTCAGTGTTGCCTATAACTGGTGCACCGTCTTCCAAGGTGCCATTGCCGATGTACAACTGACGTGTGTCAGTGCTCCAGCCCAGTTCTGCACCGGCCAACTGCGGCAAATTAATTTGTAAACCTTGACGATTTGTTATCTGGGATATCTGTACAATAGCCACGTTTGTTTTCCTTGGATTAGTACAGTATTTAGTTGGTCAAGCCTGTAGGTAGTATTGCTCGAGCCTGCGCCACCACTGGTCTGCCCAGTAGTCAAAATCCTTGCTTTCTAGTGTAAATTCCTGATAAACAGGGGCTGTAATTAAGTTCCCCATAGTGTCTGTTTCTGGTTTGACGCACATCAGCACTACACCTTTTTGTATGTTTGTTCCATATACTTCATTGTGTGCCAGAGCATAGGCCACAAGTTGCAAATAATAGTCTGTGATCCACTCCACTCGTTTGGGCTTGTTGGTTTGCTTAAAGTCCATGATACTTTCGTCTTTTTGATGTATACCCACACAGTCTGTGGTTCCTGCATATAACTTGGGAAAATACAACGGAACTTCTACACCCCAAAATTCGTCCACGTTGGCGAGACCGGTTTCAATCACAGTATTGGCCATAGCATGGCTGGCCCAGCCAAATGGATTTGTTCCCTTGTCTTTGAGCTCACCGGTTTTTACATAGTGCTCCAAGTAAGTGTGCATACGAGTGCCACGATTGGCAGCTTCTGTGGTAATCTGCTGGGCCTTGGCATGCCCTACATTTTTACGCCATTGTTCTAAGGCCGCTTTTGATTCTGCTGGTTTAGTTTTGTCTAAGATAGTTGTGACACTGGGCAATTTGCCGCCAGGTGTGTCGTATAATCGACGTCCATCTTCTGTGATCCGGTTCAGGGGTTGGTAATCAAACTTGGGATTGTACAAATTATACTCGGAAACTTTCTCCGCAACCACAGCGGTCTCGTTCTTGGGGATTGGAAAATTCAAATCCTTCATTGAGTCCGTTGCGCACATAGTCAATGATCAGGCCTTGCAGTATGGGTGAGCTTTGGGGATCCACAACAATCTTGAATCCATCGCTGTTGATAACAATGTCAGACGACTCGGGTTGATCCACATATTCCAGCACATAAGCCAGTCCACTGCATCCAGTGGTCCTGGTACCTACTCTGATACCTATGCCGCCGCCGCGGCGGTCCAGATTGCTGACGATTTTACTGGCGGCCCGGGGAGTCACATTAATCATTGGGATGTTTTTTTCTATAATCTTCTATTGCGGCTTTGATTGCATCCTCAGCAAGGATGGAGCAATGGATCTTAACCGGCGGAAGAGCAAGTTCTTCTGCAATCTCTGAGTTCTTAATCGATCCAGCTTGCTCAAGCGTTTTTCCTTTAACCCACTCGGTAACGAGAGACGAACTCGCAATAGCCGATCCGCAACCGTAAGTCTTGAATTTTGCGTCCTGTATGATTCCATCTTCAACCCTTATTTGCAGTTTCATCACATCGCCGCAGGCCGGTGCTCCGACCATGCCAGTGCCTACGTGTATATCGCCAGTATCCATCTTGCCCACGTTTCTGGGATTTTCATAGTGATCGATTACTTTTTCAGAATAGGCCATTTGACACTCCTTGAGTTATTGTAACATACTGTGCAGGTATTTACAACTGATTTTGGTTATTGGCGGCGTTTCATTGCGGCTTTGGCATTGCTATCTACCACAGCTCGTGCCTGATCCACACTCATACCTGTTTGTGCTTCGGTATCGCCTTGGAAACGTACCACACCACTATTTGGCTCCAAGGGTTCAAGTATGTTGCTGAGAGGTTCTTGGCTGATCAAATCGCCTAGATTGTCAGGAGTGACATTGACTCCAACGCTTTTGGCTGCTTCGATAAAAGCGTCTTGGCTGATCTGTTTGCGTGCCGATTCATCCTCGGCACGTTTGGATAGAAACTTGCTTAGTGCAGCAAGTCGTCCAGCATCGGGTTTGGTTTCAACAAACTCACGTATCAACATTATCTGCGGGCACGACCCAAAGTTGCGGCTGGTGTTTCAGCGTCTGGTTCTTCGATGTCAATGTCAGTGGCTGTGATTTCTTCTTCGCCTGGAGCAGGTAACTCAGCAGGCATTTCGCCAGCAAGTCCAGCATCTGCGCCCATGTCAGCGCCAGGCACCGTTGGTGCTTGACCAGTTACCACACCAAGTGCGGCTTCTAGTTGTTGTTTGGCACCTTGCAAGTTTTGTAGCAAGCCACTGAGTGCAGCTGAGGCATCGCCATTGAACTGTGTGGCTTGATCCACACCAACTTCGTTCTTGATCTGATCTACCAAGGCTGGCAAATCTTTGAACTGCATGGCCGACACTTGTTCGCTCATTTTTTGTACTTGGTCAACCATGTCCTGGCTGGCCAACACTACCTGAGCCTGTTGGATTTCACTAGCTTCTTTGAGACGTTGCTTGAGACTGCGACGTCCTTCCAACATGGCTTTTTCTTTTTGTATGGCAGCTTTTCTGGCTGTGATATCTTGAGTCTGTTTGTTCAACTGCTTTTCTTCATCATCAAGTTGACGCTGACGTTGTTGACGTTGCAGAGTCATGGCCGCCTGTTGTTGCTGAGGAGTTTGCTGTGGTGCAGAACCTGTGGCAGGAGCCGTGGCTTGTGTTGCCAGAGCTTGCTCCATGACTACCAATTTTAGATAAGCAGGATTTTGCTCACTGCTGTGGAATTCTGGAGTCCGGCGATGTTCTGCGATCATGGAACGTACACGCTTGAGCATGCCACGTGCCTGGGTCGGCGTGATAACATCAAACTGAATGGAATTACCAAAGTAACTTTCGAATACTTTAGCGGCTTGTTTTGTTGGGCTGATTACGGCCAATTCGTTGAGTTTCATCTTCAAATCCTCGTTGTTGAACATATTTAGCCCAGTTGACACATTTGGCTAGTTGATTTTCCAGTCGTTTTTTGTGTATGATCTTGCTTTCTAACTTGGTCAATATGATCTCTCGAAGGCTTGGGTTTTGGCTGTGATCACCAATGGCAGCTCGGGTAGCTATGTCATGTGTCAAACAGGACAATTTTTGATCTATTTCCAGCAACTCTCTAGCTGTGTTGAAGGCTCGGTTTTTGTCGGCTATGCACCAGCTGAGAGCTGAACGTGTGGTGCTGAATGTGCCCACTTCTGTGGCTGAACAGAACACACTGTAACCACACTGTGTGGGTTGTATACGATAACGATCAAACACTTGATAGACACCGTCGTCGTTTTCGTAGATCACATTGGGCATGACATTGCTGAATTCCTGGCGGAACAGGCGTTCAATGTTTTGTGAGGTGGTCATTTTAATACGTAGTTTGTGACAAGATATATTGTGGTTGCTACAAGTGCGCCAATGATGCCAACACCCCAGCCTATCAGCTGGTCTGTGCGTTTTTCGCTCATGCGTTGAACCATGTCATGCACTTCGCGCAGGAGGGTGTCCAGGTGGCCGATCTTGCCATCCACATGCTCAAATCTAGCTTCCAGCTGGTTGTAGCGTTCGGCACACAGTTCCACGTGAGCTTCTAGGCTTTTCTTTTCGATTTCAGTGGCGTCGCTCATGGTCAATTATTTATCGGCAAAGGTGCAAACCAAATATTCTGTCGAGCCCCTGTTGTTATCAAGTAAGGTTCTATGTCAGGATCATTGTTAAGCTCACGCAACATGGGCACACCTCGGGCATCCTCACGCAGGATCTGTGTGGGATCAGATTCTGGCCCATAAGTGCCCTCAGTTTCAGTTTCAAACTCAAACATCCAACATGTACCAGTGACATCCAGCACCGGATCAGTCAAGGCAAACAACTGTGTGCGCAAGCCCAGTATCTGTGTCAGGGTTTCCCAGTTACGCTGTTGATTACGGCTGCGATTCCAGGAACCTGTGTCGTGTATCTCCTGACCAGCACGGTCACGAAATGGCATGCGTGTGGCCTTGCAGTGTCCTGTGACTCCGGTGGCTGTGATATCAAACCGGGTTTGGCACATGTATCTCATTCTTGTCTACCCAGTTCATAGATGATTTCCACCTGCTCGCACAGTCGATCCAGCTCAGGATTGTCTTTACGGGCTTGGAATATGTCCACCCAGCGTTTTTGTTGTTCTAGTTCAACCAGCTCACGCTGTAGGTTGGGATCTTGCCAATGCAACTCTCGTTTGATGGCGCCGGGTTTTCTGGCATACACCGTGCGGCCCCCGTCAGGACTTTCAAATATGGTTACTTCAGTTATCTTGCTGACTTCCATGGTGTATTTAACTATTGTAACACAGTGCGCAATAAAGTCAACAAAAAACCTGCCGGAGCAGGTTTGATGTTTTATGCAAATTAATAAACTTAATTATGCAAGATTTGTAAACGAAGCTGTTGAAGAAACGTTTGCAGTTGGAACACCAATAGTTGCTGTGTTTGCAGTTTGAACAGCAGCAACAAAAGTAGCAGTAGTGTATGCGCCGTCTGGGTACACACCGAAGTTGATTGTAACACCGTCAGCAGCAACTTGGTACATAGAAACTGTAGCTGTTTGCTGAACTGCTTGCAACACGTTAGCAACATAACCATTAACACCACCCTGTGCAACAATACTAGCGTTGGCAATAACAGCGAAGAAGTCTAACTTAGGACCAGCTAATTGAACAGGACCTTGTGCAGCAATGTTTGCACCTTGTGCAACGGAACCGTTCAATACGTCTGTTGCAAATACTGGTTGTGAACCACCAGAAACTTTAGTAATAAATGCCATGATAAATCTCCTTAATATATGGCCTCAATGGGCCTACTTTTATTTATACTGTTTGGTAAAAATCAGGAGTTAGGTGATCAAATTAGGGTTGTTTAACATGCGGTTTCCAGCACTGAATCCAAATCTGTTGACCAGCTTGGCACGTCCAGCGTCGGTGGCTATGACCCAGCCTTCGTGCCCGGGTTGTTGGCGATCCAGCTGTGACAGCATGTCCATCTTGATTTCATGCAACAACAGGAATGCTGTAAATGCTGCAGTGATGCCACTCATGTTGCTTCTAGGACTCTGTAGATATTCTACAATGTTGTTGTATTTGCGTGGTGTGGTATTTTTCTGTAGCCATGTGCCAAAGTCCGGCAGGAGATTTTCATAGTCAGTGGTGATCCTGCTGTTGATGTAGCGTTTGCACAGGGCCGGCAAGTCGCTGATCTGTGC